ATGGCCTGGTGGTCGCTGACCTGCAACATTGCGCGCGAATGGCGGCTGATGATGGCTGAGGCGGCTCCCCGTGCTGCAACTGCCCGGAAGGCGTCAACTACGGCGAAATCTAGCGTCATCTACCTGGCCGAAGCCCTCAGAATTCGCCGAGATCGGCGGTTCGGCGTGGGCGCCCACGGTTCCGACGCCGTGGCGTCCAATGTTGTCTACATGAGCCGTGGGCCGAGGCCCCGCCAGCGCGTGTGAGGCGCTTCCGTAGGGGCGCTGCCCCTACACCCCGGGTCACTGCTCCCGACAGCGCAACCAGCCGCCAGAACGCGAGGACACCTGTTCCCACCCGTTTGGCAGCCTACGCATCGCCTGACCGCCAATGCACGCCATTCCTGAGCGCTTGGCTGCATCCGTACCCATCGCAGGTAGCGCCACCACCTCGGCAGATGGACTGGGTCGCCCCGCGTGGCTGGACTCCCGCTGTAGTGCATTGGCCTCAAGCCCGTCGCAGAGCGGTTTCATGCCCGGATCCGGATGATTTGGCCAACGATACTGCTCGCAGTTGAACGGCGTCGTGGACTTCGCCATTGAGTTGTACGCCGCCTTGGGCGCTGCCGGTATTGCCTTTGGCGCGGGGCCTCTCGCCGAATGAATCTGCTGCGCTGACGCCACGCCGGTAACGACCAGCAACACGCACATTGCCCCAAGTCGAATGTCCATATTCCCCTCCAGATGGGAGGGATGGTACTCGATACCGCCAATTTGCGTGACGCGTCACGCCTCAGAAGCTGGGCGGGTACGGCTTGGATTCGGGGAACGTCCCCATAGGACGCTCACCCACCCGAACCAGCGTGCCTCCGGCAGTGGACGCCGCCCCTTGTGCGCTGACCACCCGGACGCCAGCACCGGCCTCACTCCCTACGGTCGCAATGCCGGTGCCAGCGTCCGGCTTGTCCAGGCGATAGAGCGTCGGGTCTTCCTCCCGTCGCGGCGCTTGGCGCGGCCATGGTGTAGCGACCAGCTTGTAATTGTCAGCGCTGATGTTGGCGCCATAGGCGAACACCCGCACCCGGAAGCCCAGCGCGACCAATGCGTCAAACGTGAGCTGATCGACCGTGTTGTTACTGCTGTCCACCCACTCGACCATGCCGACCTGGCGGTCGCCAAAGACAGCCGTGAGCGCCAGTCGGATACGGTTCGCTTTCGACAGCTGCGCGACGTACCGCTGTTCCGGCGTCAACGTGTCCATAGGGTCAGGCGCCGCCTTGGGCGCGGGCACGCCCGGCAGATTCGGTATCGTGCTTTGATCTGCCGGCGCCGCGGCGGTGACGCCATGTAGCTGCTTTTCCTTCCCCTTTTCTTCCTCCGGCACCAGCCCGCCGCCACTCAGGAAGAAGCCGATGAAGGCCACAGCGCCGACGATGCCGACCACACCCATGACGCCGCCTTTGAGCGCGAGCGCCTTCCAAACGTTCGTGCCGCCTTCCTCATAGACCTCGGTATTCTCAGCACCCACGGCGTACCCGTGGTAGAGCGGATAGATCGCGGGATCGTACTTCTCGGTCTTGCCCCCTACCCGCTCATACTTGCCCGGCGAGGTGGTGTGGAAGAAGGTCACCCGGTAGCGGTTCTTCATACCTACAGCGGTGAGCTTCTGGAAAACGTTCTTGCGCTCGATGCGCGCCCGCACCGCCTGATGAACGCGGTTGATCCACTGCGTCATGATGACCGCATCACCGCCGTTCTGACCAAGCAGCGCCCAGAAATTCTCCACCGCATCGGGCAATGGCTGGCGCTGTGCAACGTAGAACTCATGCACTTCGTCAATGACGCATAGCGAGTCTTTGAACTGATCCGGAATGCACCACTGGCCGGTCACATCGTCCTTGTAGCAAGCGAACGTCGCAGCCACGTCCTTCGTGTCTACCAGCGTGAGCAGCTGATGGACCTCATCGACCGGCATGCCCAGGTATTCAGCGATTCGCTCATGGTTGAGGCCATTGAGGCGTGCGAACACCCGTCGCCCCTTCTTGATCGTCGGCAGGATGTGGTTCTTAACCGCGTCATAGCTCTTCCCTGCACGCGGAACGCCTTCATTGAAAACCAGCATGTCACCATTTCCCCATAGTCATGACCTTGCGCAGAATTCGGAACGCGACGGCAGAACCGATGAGCGCCAAACACTCGCCAAGCTTGAATGTCTGCACGAACCATCCCACCGTGCTGCCCGCATTTCCAAGCAGCGTGCCGATGCTGTAGTTCTTCAACACATCCGGAACCGGCAGAGCGCCAATCATCTTGATCATCAGCGCCAGCATCGTCTGAATGGCGAGAATGAGCAGGTCATTGAAGAACGCAACAAGGGCGTCCCAGAAGCGTTGTATCTGCCGGAGCAGCCATTGAGTGAGGTCGGTCAACCACCCGGCGTTCGGCATCAGGAAGGCGAGAATGTTCATCATGTCAGCGCGATCTTTGCGGCCATAAATGCCGCGATAGCGAGCAGTACCCAGCCCATCAGCAGGAATGACTCATAGATGACGCCGTAGCAGTGAAGATCGAAGGTCATCGTGTCCCAGTACTGCGACGCCGGTAGCGTGAAAACAGGGCAGCTGCCGCCGACGCTGACGGTGAAGAACGACTTGGTTGCTTGGATGATCGGCAGCTTCTCGGCCTGCTGTTTGAAGTCGTTGAACACCTTGTCCAGCGTCAGGTTCTTGTCCCGCTCGTACAGGGGGCCGCCATCGCTACCGACCTCGCCGGGGCCATCTCCGTCGCCCTCACCGGGACCTGGCCCCGGGCCGGGACCACCGCCGTCGCCGTCGCCATCGCCATCACCGTCCCCATCTCCGTCGCCATCGCCGTCTCCCCCGCCGCTGCCGCCATCACCGCCGCCGGGGTTGTTTCCACCACCGTCGCCGTCACCGCCGCCGTTGTCGCCACCACCATCGCCGCCGCCCGGATCACTACCGCCGCCGTCACCACCGCCCCCCTCACCCGGATCGCCGCCATCCCCTGCAGGCGTCGGCGCTGGCGCATCAGACTCTGTGCAGGTTCCGCCAGTGGGGAAGAAGCCGACACCTGCGGCCCCTTCCGGATCAAGTGAGCTGGTATACATGCAGCCGTTGTGACAGGCATTCACAGTGGCCGCTGTCTCTCCGCCTTGCCAGCCAAGTTCATATGGGCGCGTCGAGCAGGCGCCATTGAAGTAGAACTGCTGGGTGTTATCGTCGCCTGCGGCGTTGTAGCACCGAACCGCACCACCATTCGGCCCCTCAGCAACGGCACACGTAAAAGAGCCGCTAGCGGCAGTGCCGCCTTGCGGGCAGTCCTGGCGAACAGTTGGCTTGCCCCAAGGATTACCCGGAACGTCGAACTTCTGCTTGGTGCGCTCAATCGCAGCTTTGCACATCGCATAGGCCTTGCCCTGATCGCAGGTCCCGTTGCTGGGGCAATCCGCAGCGGCTCGCGCGTGCCCAGGCATCAGCAGCGCCAAAGATGCGAGCATTGCCAGCGCGAGCAGCCGGATCATGCGTCCAGCCCCATGCACGCCACCACGCCACACAATGCGCTCAGCAGTCCCGCGAAAAGGCACCAGATCATCGCATTCCCCTCGCGATGAAGAATCGCGCCACCTTCGGCGCGGCCCACAGTGCGAATTCGATCTGCGCCGCGATTGCGGCTGCTCCACAGATCGCCATGACCACCAGCTGTGGGCGGATGTTTGCAAGGATGCTGTCAAAGTCCATAACGCCTCCAATAAAAAGGGGCAGGTAACCCTGCCCCACCCTGCCCTTGCGATCAGCCGCCGAAGAATCCGGCCACCTTCTTGGCTGCCCACTTGCCGAAGCCAACCAGCGCGATCAGCGCGGCGGCACCAGCGAAGGCGGTCAGTGCACCGGCCACCGACAGGCCGCTGAGGATGCTTTCGTAATCCATGGTGCAACTCCTTTCATGAGTGGTTGGGTTACCGGTTTTTGTCGAAGAACGTCGCCACGGAACCGGCAATCCGACCGGCGACGAAGAGGAAAAGAAGGAGGCCGAACGGACCGCCTGCCCATACCGCCAGCTGCTCTTTGCTTGGTGGCAGGAAGGCGTCCGCGATAACGGTCACCATGGATGCCTCTGCGCTGCTCATCAGCACATACCCCGCGCACTGATCAACGGGCTGACCGGTTGGGATCAGCTTTCCGTCTTCCCCGAAGACAACGCAGAGGCCCATGGCTTACGCCTTCGTCGCCGGAGCGGCCTTGAAGCCGATGGGCACTAAGTCCACGTAGCGCTTCAGGACAAGGTCGCCATAGGGCGACAGCGCGAACGACTTGGGATCAATGTCGTACTCCCCAGCCGGATACGGCGGGCGCTGGCCGAGGCCAATACGAAACGGCAACTCGAAGCCGTTGCCGAGGTCGAGGCCGACCATCTGGGAGCGGATGATGGAGTTGGTTTTGGCGTTGTGCTGTTCATCGACAGCAGCCGACTTCACGCGGCAGATGGGCATAGTTCTTCCCTCACATAACGATGGAGTGCGTCACCCTTGGCAATACCGCGAAAACGTCCGGGGTGACCGTCACGGACGATGCGGGCCTCGCAGAAGTCGGACCATGAATCTCCGAACGCTCCGCGCAGAACACTGAGGGCCGGGCCTACCTGGCGCTCCATCCAGAGCACCATTGCCTCGGCGGAAACTTCGACGTGCTTACGGATCGTGCGCAGTCGAGTGCACACGCCCTTGATGAGGTCCTGCAAAGCGCTGTACGAACCACGCAGGTACGCGCCCGGGTTCAACAGCACATCCAAGGGGATTTCCATGTGCTTGCCGTACAGACGCACTTCCGCACGCACCCAGCGCGAGGACGGCAGGCCTTCGGCCTTACCCTTCTCATACACGCACAGTTCCTTGTGGCCTTTTCCGCCGACGTACAGCGTGCAGCCGGTGTTGTGGCCTTCATCGGAAATGAAGCGGTGACGCGGAGGGCAGCCGCCCTCGGTAAAGCCGCCCTGCGCGGCAACCTCGCGGAGCGCATGCACGTCCAGGCGTTCGCCTTCGTAGTCGTCGTGCGCGCAGTCAACGCGGGTGATCTTGGCGTCCAGCATGGCGCACTGCTTGTAGACGCGCGCCCAGTCACGAATCCACTTGCAGCCCATGCCGGTGAGGCTCAGGCATACGGTGCTTTTCTTGCCCCCGATGCCGACACGGCCAACAACTTCGTTTTCCCGGTCGATCAGCACCGCCGATTGCTCGTAGAAGTTCCAGTTCTTCTCCCGAATCGCACCGGCAACAACCTCGCCACGGAAGCCGAAGATGCGGAACAGCAAGAGGTCCAGCTTCTTGCAGTTCACTTCTTCAAGGGCGGAGAGCGGGACCACAATGGTCAGGTAGTCGATAATTGCGTCTTGCTGACCCTTTTGGCCCGTGTTACTCCCCGGGCCAATCTCCGCCGCCGCCCGCTGCCCCTTTTCACCGGGCGATAGCGGGGAAAAGCCCCCTGCCCCGCCAACGACAGCCATGCGGAAGCGCGCACGATCAACGGCCATTGCGCATGCTCCCCATGACGTAATGCAGGAAGCCGAAGACGACCAGCACGAAGGTGACCGGGTTCGGAACGAGGGCGAAGAGGCCGACAGCAGGAAGGACCCACGGGAAGGGGCTGTTACGGAACATGGACGCCCTCCTGCTGTTCGGCGAGGGTGGCTACGACCAGCAGATCGCCGCGCTTGGTGGCAGCAATCTCGGCTTGATAGAGCGATTCGTGATCCGGGGTCCAGCCAGTTGCGGCCAGTTCGGCGCGTGCCTGGGCGACGATGGCCGCTTCCTTGGCACGCTGGACAGCGGCACGATCACGCCGGTCCAGCAGCCACGAGACGATGCGAGCGGCACCGATGGAGACGGACGCAATTGCCCCCAGCAGGACAAACGCAAGTAGAGGCTCGGTCATGCCAGAATCCCCCCAAATTGCAGTGTCCACAGGGGGACGTCATGAGCAGCGACAACCACTCGATTTCCACCACGACGCTGACCGCCATAACGGTGCTGGCCTTCGGGGTTGGTTCGATTACTGCTGGTTGGGTAGTGGGTAAATTCAGTACGACGGGGAATGCCGCAGACTGGGTTGCTGCACTTAGCGCTGTCGCCGCCGCCATTGGAGCTTGGTTCATCGGAATCGGCGCCAATCGCTATGCGCGCGAGGCGCATATTCAAAGACTGACAGAGCAGGCAAGAGCAGACCGGGACGCGATCGAAACCCGTATTCGCCGCTTCAACGTCGTTCTGACGAAGGTCGCGCGCACCGGCAATCTGGAGCTGGTCGCCAAGGATGCGTTGCCTGTCGGTCACGAAGGCCCAATGAATCTCCTGGGCATGCTCGGGGCAGTTGAGGCCGTCAGCCACATGCTCGATACGCTGAAGTGGTCTGGAGAAGAAGCCCTTCTTGTAAACCTGCCTTCGCAGAAGATGCTCGATGCTATTGAAGGACGGGTCTTGGGCGTCCACATGGCATTGAGATTGATCAGCCGCCCGGAGATTGGCCCAGGCTACAAGCCTCAGGAGATCGAGCTCTTCCGCCAGCAGTTCGGAACCTTGGTTACCGCTTGCCTTGCGGCTCATAGCGCTGCAGACGCACTGAAGCATCGCTTGCGCGCCAGAATTGACGAGCTTGATGAAGACCTCAAAAGGGCCGAGGCCGAGCTGCAGAAGTTGCGCCTGAGTCCTGGTCATGCGTGATCCCCTCCCCAAGCCCTGCCCCAAGGGAGCCCGCCAGCGGCCTTGGGGTGCCGGTGGCGGGGCGCTCAACGCCGTTGAACGCGGAGCAATGTATAAAGGGGTTGAACAGGGGTGTCAACAGGGTTGAACGATGCAGACGGTTACAGACCTCATCGATGCGGCGCGGAAGGCGCTGGACGTCAATAGCGACGCGGAATTTGCGCGGCAGCTCGGCGTATCACGCGGGACAATTGCGAATTGGAAATCGGGCTATTCGCTGCCCGATACGGTGATGTGCGCAACTTTAGCGGGGCTGACGGGGCTCCCGCTCGCTCGTGTGCTGGGCATAGTCGGAGAGGCGCGTGCCGTCAGTCGCGAAGAGAAGGCTGTCTGGCGGAAGCTTGCAGCGACAGCGATGGCGCTTTGCCTGGCTGTTGGATTCGCCCTGCCCCACAAGGCGCAAGCTGCAGTCTCAGGATTTGAGAGCGCTCACGCTGTATACATTATGCGAAATGATGTATCGGGCTGTCGCCGCGTTCGTGTCCTCGGCGTGGCAATGGCTGGGCCTCTGGCTCGGCTCTTGCCTGCGCCCTCAGTCCCCGGCCAAGGATGAGATCGCGGCATGATCGTGTTCGACCCGCACCACCGTATCGACCTAACCGGCCCTTGGGCCGGTTTTTCTTTCCTCGGTGATCGCTTGATCACCCCTGAGGGCCGCGAGCTGCTTCCCGAGGATCTGGCCTGGCTGTCGCTCACAGCCTGCCAAGCGCAGGAATGGCGCCGGATGATGGAAGCTGCCCGCTCGGCACCGTCGATCGACAGTTCCAGAAATGGGCGCAATCGGAACGCCGGCATTCGCCATCATCCTGCCACTGTCGTCAATCTGCGAGACGTTGTGAGCCAGCGCAAACAGCGTTCGGCGGTGGCGATGGCTGGCCCCGACGCCGAGCCACCAGCGGCAGTCCTGCCGATACCGGGGCCGAAACGCCACCAGCGCGTGTGAGGCGTTTCCCGTAGGGGCGCTGCCCCTACACCCCGTACAATGCCTGCTGACCATCTAAGCAGGCACTGTATGCGCGAGAAGGATTTGGCGGACCTGCAGAACTTTCTGACAGAACTTCAGGCGGAGACTGATCGTGGCCTCGCGCTGGTGGGCCTGGCGCTCCTAGACGAGAAACTGCTGGAAACGCTGCAAGCCTTCTTTGTGGATGGCAAGTCCTCTACGCGGCTGCTTACCGACCCCAACGCACCTCTCGGAACGCTATCTGCTCGGATCGAGGCATGCGCAGCGCTCGGTCTAATAACTCCCGATGAGCATCAGGAGATTGGCCTGCTGCGTCGCATTCGGAATGAATTTGCTCACAAGAGGCATGGCTTGGACTTCAACTCTCCCAAGGTTGCGGGTCTTTGTACGAGCCTCAAATCTAATCTTCCTATGGACGATGCAAGGCTGGCGAGCAACAGATTTCGCTTCATCAATGCCACGGTGCTTCTCACGCTGAGCTTGTTCTATCGGGCCGAATGGGTAGCTAAAGAGAAAAGGGCGCCGAAGATTTGGGGTGATCCCGAGATGAGTGACTGGCGGACTAAGGACTAGCGAGGCCCTACTCCGCTCTACACCTCAGCCATTCACCCTTGGAGTTTCGCAGTTGCTCCCAGCCGTTGTTAAGTCGGCGCATTGCGGTTCCCCCCATGCAGGCAGCGCCAAGGTGCTTTGCTTCTACGGTGCCGTATGCAGGCATACGTACAACCTCGCTCGATGGCGTGGGTGTTCCTTGGCGACGGGCCTCGCCTTGGATCAAGGATCGCTCAATCTCAGCACAATAGAGGCGGATTCGCGGATCGACGTGTTGTTGGCATTTCAGCGGCTCAGAGCCGAGGTTACTCGCCTTCGGTGTTGGCGGCGTGTACCTGGGCAGCGGCTGTGGGCCGGTGGCCGAGTGTAGTTGCTGCGCGTGCACAGTTCCCGACAGCAGCAGTAGAGCCAGAACTAAGCCTGATCGAATGTCCATTTCGCCCCCAAGGTTCGGGGGCATGGTATCCCATTGCGAAAATCAGAAGCTCGCCGGATATGGCGGCGTCTCTGGGAACGTGCCCATGGGGCGCTTTCCAACTGCAATCAGAGTGCTCCCGTTCGCCGCGGCGGAGGTCGGCTGTGTCTCGCTCGCGCTCGTCACAGGCGCC